ACTCGGCAAGGGTGGAAAAGTACAGTTGGTTGGATTCGGTACGTTTGAAGTAACTGAGCGTGCTGCCAGAATCGGAAAGAATCCTCAGAACGGAAAAGAGATTACCATTCCGGCTTGCAAGGCACCTAAGTTCAAAGCAGGCAAGGCTCTGAAAGATGAAGTGAATCGCTAAATGATCGGAGCGAACTTGGTGTAGTGTGGTGGTTCGATTCCACCTGTGGGCGTAGCTCTTGCGATTAAGGTTCCCACCGCTTCTTTCCTAATGTTCTTGGCGATACAAAGAAAATTCCGGGCGAACGGCAACGATTGGTGGTGTTGCGGCGGACTGTAAATCCGTTCCCTCGTGGTAAACATTGGAGGTTCAATTCCTCTTTCGCCCATTTAGGTAGATTGCAACCTATCCACATTGAATGTTTTGGACGCGGACAGACTTTCTTTGCGGAGAACAGCAAGAACCTGGTTATGATTTTGGCGGTTGAATGGATCCTATCTTCCAGACAAAAAGCAACAACCGCACCGGTTCGGTTAGTCAAGCGGTCAAGACACTACCCTTTCACGGTGGAAACATGGGTTCAAATCCCATACCGAACACTTCGGTTGAATTACGCTGACTGTTTACAGTTGGTTTAGTATTCACTGATAATTAGTTTTGGCGAAAGCCGTGGGAAGCAATCGGAAAATAGGGAGATTGCAAAGCTCATTGACGAGGCTTATTTGAGCAGTCAGGGAAAGCCGACAGGACTTAAAATTGGAGAGCTTGCGTAAGTCACGCTAAAGACCACTGTTGCAACGGTGCCTACGATAGCATAACTGGAAATGCCACGGACACCATGCCGGGGAAAGTGGGGTTCAACTCCCCACCGTAGGACGAGCGGATTTCTTAACTGATTTTCTTAGTCCGGCTTTAACAGGAAAGAAAATTGGCGGTGGCGAGGTTCCGGTGATCACCAAGTGCTTTTACATTACCAAGAGTTTTCAAGAAAAACTCCGGTGCGGAAAATTTACTGCTTAGAGTGCATGAGCGTTACAGCGATTTAAGCGGCGGTGGAAACTTCCGAGAAAGACCTGATTACAGATGTGCGTGAGCCGTAACCAATCGAGCCGTCATGCTTAGTCAGGCGCAGAGGAATGTAGTAGAGGCGGAGAACTGCGATAACAACGTACATCCGAGGTAAGGCGATAAAGAGTTGGACTCGTCAAAGGTTCTTTGAGCATGTAGTCGGTGGATTATGAGAACCATGTGGAGGGGTGTAAGGTCCGAGAACCACATTAAAAAATGAAATACCTTTGTTGGCAACTGTCTTACACGTTGCATCGGTTCGGTAGTGGCAACCATCCAAGCTGCCGCCGGACTGCATTGGAGTATAGCTCAGATGGATAGAGCACAACACTACGGATGTTGGTTAGCGCAGGTTCGAGTCCTGTTACTCCAATAATGGCTTGTAGCTCAGTGGTAGAGCGTCTGACTGTTAATCAGAATGTCGTGGGTTCGATCCCCACCTTGCCAGTTGGAGATACTTGACTTACTCTTTCAAAGCACTCCATAAAAAGGTTACGAAAGGGCGTTTACGACCGGCGGAAGAGGATCTCCGACTTGTACGTTACCAAGGGAAAACTACTCTGCCGTGTGTCCGGTTGGTCGAGGGTGCGGTCTTGAAAACCGTCTGGATGTAAAAGTCTCTGGGGTTCAAATCCCTAACACGGCGTGGCAAAGTAAAGGATACGTTCGATTCGTAGGTGTATGGGTTGCACATTCTCTATCTAAAAACCAATAGAGAAAGGAACGGTTCGATTCCGCGGTGTGAGGTCGCATTTTACTTTGTGGTTTTGGCTCTATGGTATAAAGGTTATTACGCCCGACTGTCTATCGGAAAATTTGGGTTCGATTCCCAATAGAGTCGTTATGGTGCATTGCCGTAATGGTAGCGGAGTGGCTTGCTAAGCCATCCGGCAGAAATGCCGTATAGGTTCGATTCCTATATGCACCGCTATGAAACCGTATTCCACCGGTGGAGGAGGTTTCAGAATTGGATAGTAGGCAGTAAAGGGTAACTGCAATATTAGTACGGTTGAGGAAAAGGTGCGTCCCGATGTGGCAACAGCGCAAAGTGCAGTGATTGGAATAAGCAGGAATGGCAGCCATCCACCTTTGATACGATAGGTTCAAAAATCCGTACGCACCAAACACATGAGGTAATCTGCGACTATCGTAATATTCCAGTGTAAGGTTCGATCCCTTACCTATCCAATATCCGGTCCGGAACGGAGAAAATAAAGCCGAAAGGCTCAGACAGAAAGGAAGAAACGAAATGATATTACAGATAGGCAAGAAAGGTTCAGACAATTTAATCCTTATGGAATCAAGAATTATCGAAAGTTTTTCAGTAGGAGATTTGAAGTCAAAGTTGATTGACACAAAGAATTGCAAAGATGCTGACGAAGAACTTTACGCGAGAAAAGAGAATTATAACCGCGTTGAGAATGAGATTAAAAAGGCCGGCTTTTGCAGAGACAACATTACTTGGTATCTCGGAGATCCTGCGTTAGAAGAAAACGATAATCTCGTAGTCGTAACAACTGATGATGAAAGCTATGTATTTAGCAGAATTGGTTGTGAGGACAAGGTTGTATTTATTCTGAACAATTCTGGAAAGACAATATCCAGAGTATTATAAAAAGCCGTCCTGACTTCGGACGCTAAACCAGTTGGGTTAGAGAGATTTCCCGAAAGATATTTTCTATCGGCATTGCCATTGGTCTCGGCAGAACCGCCAATGAGGGGCATTAAGCGGGTGTACGGAAATATTTAATCAAGTCCGCCGGTCACATACTGTCGTAGTTAGCACCGGTTAAGTGAGGGACGCAAGGAACGACATAGCGGAACTTACAAGGTAGCCTAGGGGCGAGGTTACATCATGGCGGAGTGGAGCAGTGGTAGCTTGTCGGGTTCATGCCCCGGAGGTCACAGGTTCAAATCCTGTCTCCGCAATCTTGCGTGGTAGTTCAATGGAGAGAACATTATGAGCGGTTGTCATGCTCCATGTGACACGGACAGCAATAATTCTTTTTTCGATGGTAACGAAGAGATGGGGGTTCGATTCCCTCCCACGCAACTGATACGGATTTCCGTATTAAAACTGAATATGGAGAGATGGCGGAACGGTAGACGCGGCAGTTATGTACAATACATCATGTTTGTGATGCTGACAGCAAATCTTACAGCTTGGGGCCTGCTTCATTGTTGGTTCAAATCCAACTCTCTCCAATCAAGGCGATGGCACAAACGTCCTTACAAATCAATAAGACGTGCCACATGGCGAGGTAGCTCAGATGGTAGAGCAATGATATGAATACGCAGATCATGTTAGTGATCTCAGCAGCAATCTCATTCCAATCCAAGGCATGTGTCGGCGGTTCGATTCCGTCCCTCGTCTCTGCCCCGATTGCCGGTTATGGTAAACCGGAGGGAACATGACTGCGATAACGCTTGTGTTCCGCACAGCAATCGAGCATACGGGTTCAAGTCCTGTCGGGGCAATTAAGTGACGCTTACAGCAATCTTTCAAAACAGAAAATTCCATTGACAATATTTTCCCGTTTGAAACAGCGTCATGTAAAGAAATGAGGTTGCCTATGAACCGAAAAGAAGATTATAGGGATATGGAAAAGTATCATAAGGCGTGTCAGAGACAGCATAGGCGATATTACAGCAAAACGTCATTTCTATATCCGTCTCATCCGTGGACTGCGGAGGAAGATGCACTGGTAATCAAACATGAGATTACCGATTCTGAACTGTCCGAGAAAATAGGTCGTTCTGTTGGTGCGATACATAACAGACGGTATGAACTTAAAAAGTTAGCCAGATAGGCATAAAACTTTATATGGGACGCTCACAGCAAATTATTGGATATGACTGTTAATCATAAAAACCAATAGCGTCCTGAATTATCTTACAAACAATTTTATTATGGGACTCCTACAGCAATCACAATGGTTAAAACAATGTCTGCAAAACAATGTGAAGTGGTTCAATTCCACAAATGAGAGTCCTGGAAAGAGAGGAAACAATGAACTTCGCAGATGCAATGAGAAAAGACGGTTCATTTACCAGAACCGAAAACGGTGCTGTGGCTTTGAATACCACAGGAGACGCAAGACTGGATTTGTTCGGCACAATCGGATCCCTGAGAGAAGCTGATGAGGGCAGAATCGAAACACTGTTCGCAGAGGCATACAATCAGGATGCTCTTTTTGCCACAAAGATTGCGTTCTATGCAAGGGATATTCGTGGAGGTCTGGGAGAAAGAAAGACTTTCAGAACGATCATCCGTTACATGGCAGAGAAACACCCGGAAGCACTCAGACCGAATCTTGATTTGATCGGAGTGTTCGGAAGATACGATGATATGTATTCTCTGATTGGAACTCCGTTAGAGGATGATATGTGGGCTGCCATGAAGAAACAGTTTGAGGAAGATTTGAAGAACCTCAATGACGGCAAGGCAATTTCCTTACTGGCAAAGTGGATTAAGACTGCGGATGCAAGTAGCAAGGAGACGCGCAGACTTGGTGTTATGACAGCACAGAAACTTGGTTATCCGGTCTACAATTTCAAGAGAATTGCCCGTAGCATGAGAAAACAGATCGGTGTTGTTGAAAGCCTTATGTCTGCCGGAAAGTGGGATGAGATTAAATACCCGGAAGTTCCGAGCCGTGCAATGATGATTTACCGCAAGACATTTATGAAACATGATGCTGAGAGATTTGGAGAGTTTATCAGCAAAGCAGAAAAGGGAGAGGTAAAGATCAATGCCTCAACACTGTTCCCTTACGATATTGTCGAGAAGATCCTTTACGGCAGAGAGAGCAATAAGGTACTCGAAGCTCAGTGGAAAGCCTTGCCGGATTATGTGGAGAAAGGAACAAACGCTTTAGTTATGGCAGATGTGTCCGGTTCCATGAGAGGCAGACCTATGGCAACATCAATCGGTCTTGCAATCTATTTTGCAGAGAGGAATGTTGGCGCATACCACAATCTATTTATGACATTTTCCGATATACCGGAGACGGTTATTCTGAGGGGAGAAACCCTTGAACAGAAGATTTGCAACGTGAGCAGAGCAAATTGGGATGGCAACACAGACCTTAAAGCTGCTTTTGAGAGAGTTCTTGAAATTGCGAAAAGCCATAATACTCCGCAGGAGGAAATGCCGAAAGCAATCGTTGTTATCTCTGATATGGAAATTGACTATTGCGGAAACCGTGAGTGGTCGTTCTATGACAAGATGGCAAATAAGTTCCGCAAGGCCGGCTATGTAATCCCGAACATCATCTTCTGGAATGTGAACAGTAGACACGATGTATTCCATGCAGACCATGACCGTAAGGGAGTGCAGCTTGCAAGCGGACAGTCAGTTACCGTGTTCAAACAGATTCTGCAGAACCTTGGTTACAATCCGGTTGAGGCAATGGAGAACACAATCAATTCTGAGAGATACGATTGCATCACAGTTGAATAAAGTAAATACTGACCGGGGCAAATAGCTCCGGTCAAATAAAATATAAAAGGAGATAACCACCAATGAAAACACCCTACAATGAAATTGTGAACATCGCAAGTATTGGCTCACAGACAAATCCGATTTCTCTCAATGATATTTTGAGAAAGGCAAACGATGAGCAGCTTACACCGGCAGCACAGAACAAAGAGAGAGTATTGTTTCTCGGAATTGATGTGCAGCAGGACTTCATGGATAATGGAGCACTCGGAGTTCCCGGAGCACACGGCGATGTTGAGAGAATGACACAGTTTATCTATAACAACATGGATAAAATTACGAACATCGCAGTATCTATTGATACTCACACACCACATCAGATTTTTCATCCGTGCTGGTGGATTGATGAAGATGGCAATAACCCGGCTCCTTACACACCAATCACACTGGCAGATCTTGATTCTGGAAAGTACAGAGCTGTTATCTATCCTCGCCAGAGCCGTGACTATGTAGAACATCTGGAAAAAGACGGAAAGAAAACCTTATGCGTATGGTCTTATCACTGCTTGCAGGGTACGTCTGGTGCTGCATTTGAAAATCAGTTTGCTAACATGATTTATTTCCACTCGGTTGCGAAGAAAGCTGTTACGCAGCGTCTTGTAAAAGGACAGGATCCGCTCAGCGAAATGTACGGAATTATTAAACCTGAGTATGATACAAAGAACTACATCAATATCGACTTCCTGAACAAACTGGAAAATTACGACAAAATCATTATCGCAGGAGAGGCAAAGAGCCATTGCGTATTGGAAAGCATTAAACAGATTCTCGAACATTACGCTAATCGCCCTGAGATCACTCAGAAAATCTATATTCTGGAAGATTGTATGTCCTCCATTCCTGGGTTTGAGGATGTTACTGAGCAGACCTTTGATGATTTTAAGAAAACGTACCATGTAAACATCGTGAAAAGTACAGATGATATTTTGTAGGAGGTAGCCGGGATGAATGAAACAGAACAGGTAATTGACGGATTAGATGAGGTTGAGATCGCAAATACCTCTATTGATGAAATTGACAGTGAGAACATCAATTTGATTTTTGTCGGAATCGACAAGTCAGGTTCTATGGGAATGTATGAAAGAGATATGGTAAAAGCTCTTTCAGATTTCAAAGATGCGCTTATCAATTCCAAGGAATGTGACGAGATTCTGGTTGCAAGAGCAGACTTCTCTGATAGTGCAATCGTAGGAGGCTATAAGCGCATTACAGAGTTTGACACTTCGTATAGTACCGATGGATGCACAGCTATGTACGATACGATCATTGATGGAACTGAGAAGTTGAAAGAGTACAGAGACTTCCTCAAAAATGAGGGAATGAGAGTAAAGGCCGTGTTTGCAATTTTCGGAGATGGGATGGATAACTCTTCTCAGCCTGGAGGGTTTGCAAGGGCAAAGAAAGCGGTAGAGTATCTGAACGTGGAAGAAATCGTTACTGCGTTTATCAGTTTCGGAGGACAGGCAACACAGGAGGCGAAAGACCTTGGATTCAAGAATATCCTCGATGTAAGCAGTTCTGCATCAGAACTCAGAAGAGCTTTCAACTGCTTATCAAAATCAGTGATTGAAAACTCCAAGAGTGCCGTATCGAAACAGGATGATTTTTTTGACGTATAAAAATGAGAGTAGAACGGCGATCCTAAAATGGGTTGCCGTTCTTTTTTGTGGGAGGAAATACAATGGTTATAAATAAAATCGGTCAGCAACATATCGACTACGGTACGAATTGCCAGGACTACGGAATTGAATTTGATGGGATGAAAGTTGTTTGCGATGGCTGTTCGGAGGGGAAACATTCGGAAGTTGGAGCAAAAGCGTTTTGCCATCTTTTGAAAAATGACAGCAGAATTATACATGAATGTAGTGTATATACTGCCGCAGCCGCTTTTGGAGAGATACTTGGTCTATTCGGGCAGACTTCCGGCTCAATCAGAGATTTCCTTTGTTTTACGATCCTTATGGTTACTGAAAATGAGACACATTTCATGGTAGATTACTGCGGAGATGGTTTTATCGTGAAAGAACGTCTGGACGGAACGATTGAGTTTGAAGAACTATCTGACGGAGAATACCCGAAATACTTTGCCTATAATTATGTGGATAAGGATATGCTCAAACAGTACAAAGATGGTGTCATTTTTTCCACAAAGGCTTTTTCAAAAGACGAATACAGGAATATTGGTGTAGCGTCTGACGGAATACGATTCGCCATGAAAGATGAACAATTTAAGAAAGAATTTACGGAAGCCCTGCAG